ATGAATACCGCAAATATTGATGATAAAAATCCTACTCCAGATTTGGCTGAAGATAATGCCTTTTTCCCATCACCTTATTCACTAAGTCAATATACTGCTCCTAAAACCGATTACGATGGCACGACTTATTCAACGCCGTATACAGGCAATAAAAAAGTTTTAATGATTGCAACTGATGAACGTTATATTCAGATGCAAAACGGTAAGTTCTTTTCAACAGGTAACCATCCTGTAGAAATGCTTTTACCGATGTTTCATTTAGATAATGCTGGCTTCGAAATTGATATTGCGACACTTTCAGGGAACTCTGCCAAACTTGAAATGTGGGCAATGCCAAAGCAAGAACAAGTGGTGTTAGACACCTTTCAGAAATATGCAGATAAATTAAAAAATCCGCTAAAACTAGCTGACATTTTAGAAAATGCAGTCGGTGAAAACTCACCATATACGGCTGTATTTATTCCGGGTGGGCATGGCGTATTAGCTAAAATTCCACATAGCCTTGAGGTGAAAAAAGTTCTTAAATGGGCGGTTGAACAAGATAAATTTATTATTACGTTATGTCATGGTCCAGCTTCATTACTAGCTGCGGCAGTAGGCGAACAACCTGAGAATTATATTTTTAAAGGTTATCAAATTTGTGTATTCCCTGATTCATTAGATAAGGGAGCAAATATTGATATTGGTTATATGCCGGGGGCTTTACCTTGGTTAGTAGGTGAAAATCTTGAAAAGCTCGGTGTCGAAATTTTAAATAAGGGCATTACAGGTCAATGTCATCGAGACCGTAAATTGCTAACTGGTGATAGTCCACTTGCTTCTAATAATTTAGGAAAACTTGCAGCTGAAACATTGTTGGCTGAAGTGAAGGATTAACGTATTAAGTTTGTGCGCCCTGCGGGACTCGAATTGAATAGTTAAAATCATGTTTTATATATCTATTTTATTTTTAATTATTTTTGATACCGTAACTCGTACCGTAAAAAGTAAAACCCTCAAACAAATAAGGCATCCTTTTTAGGATGCCATTCTGTGCTTTTCTATCCAACAGTCTATATCAGATTCAAGCCATCTCGCAATTTTTCTTTTGCCCTCCCCAAATAGCATTGAAGGAGGGAAATAGCCTGTTTTCATCCAGTCATAGATAGTTGACTTTGGAAGGCTAGTTTTTAATTCAACCGCCTTCAAGTCAAGCAAACGACTTTGCTTTTCTGACATCACCCCTCCTTACTTTCCGCTTTCTTTATCTACTTCCAAACTCACTTTTGAGCCTGAAAAATCATTGTTATTGATAACGATCGGCTTGAAGTGAGTCAGAACAAAAAGCACCAGATAAGCTATTGAAACTGCATATACAAAACTATCGGTATATTTACCAGTTCGTACTAATGCAATTCCAAAAATAGCCATAACCAATAATAGAAAACTGTATTTTTCACTCATCCCTCAGCTCCCGATTCAATATCCAGCTTCATTGCACCTTCTTCAGGATATTCGGTCATCCAAAAGTAATAGCCTTTGCCGCTGTGCCCATCTTCAAAAAATTTAATAGTTAGTTCAGTTTCAAGTTGATCTAAATCATTTTCACCATCTGGATTTACAAATTCGAGAAGGCTTTTTAATTGGTGTCCGTTAAGAGTTATGCTCATTGTTCAGCTCCCGATTCGCTTGCTTTACTTTCATCTTTTTCTAAAAAATCAACAAATATGTCGTAATAGGTATCCCCATCATCTTTGTCCCCCTGTGGAAAGACATAAAGTTCATTTACTACTTCACCTGTTTCGCGGGTAAACCTTCTTAGCTCAGCAGCAATTAATCTTTCAAGGTTCTTTTGAATTTGTTCTTTATTGCTCATCTTTAAGCTCCTGTCTCAATTGGCGCTTCTGGTAATGGCATCCAGTGGGTAATGGTGTTAGATGCCTTTAAGTACCACTTTGTGAACGTTTGATTTCCTGCTTCATCAAAACCACTTGTTATATCTTTGAACCAATCTTCTATATGAACTGTTTCAATTGAACCATTTTGAAAGTGAGCTAAAACACTAGCGTCAGCAATTTCAGGCAATTTAACGTCAACATAAATCCATTCTGGCACCGCCTGAGCTTTGGCTTTTCTTTCAAAAACAAACCATGCACCATTAGTCCAATTAGCAGAAACACACATTTTCCCGCTCTTCTTTGTGTAGCACCCAAGCTTAGTATTAAAGATTAATTGCTCTCGTCTGATGCTGTCTTGAATTTCCTTGATAGACTCAAACTCACTTCTTAACTTATTCAAATCTGTCATGTCATCACCCAATTACTGTAAATTTTAAATTCTTTAAGTTAATAGCAGTCATCTTGTTGCAGTGCTGACACTTGGTTCGGGCTCTTTTCTTTAGCTCCTCAAGGTCTTCACTAATCTGCTTTTTCTGCTCTGTAATCTTTGTTTGTTGTCGGGACCAATATTTCATAGTGTCTTTGATCCACATCACAGGATTTACTTTTGCTCCGCACTTCATGCATGTAAGTTCTAAAGCTTTAGTGTCAATCTCTACTTGTGCATGCTGACACTTACGCAGATTTGTTCTTGGAAAAGGAACAACATTTTCTTCGACATTCAAAACGATATGATCTTGAAAAGGGTAGTTCATATTCCCTCTGTATTCTTGATCTGTCATGCTGCCACCTTCGCTTTAATTCGCTCTTGATATAATTTTGCGTAGTACTCTTGAGCATGTGGAATTTTGTCTTTGATCTTTTGAATCATTGCTTCGTCACGTTTGTAGGTGACAGTTGTTAAACGTTCTCTTAAATCAATACGCTCGACTAAATCAATTAGCTGCTCTCGATCATCCCAATCATTTGTCAACTCGATAGGGCAAGGGAGTAGCCAGAAATCAACCATTGCTTGTTCACAGTCGTAAAGCCACATGTAGCCCTGCATCTGCCAGTCATAGCCCGCCTTCTTTGCCTTTTCTTCTGCTTCATCTTGAAAGAATGGATGAGTTCCAATATCCCAAGTGCATTTAGTGTCGAGGATCAATTTATTGTTTAAATCGAGAACATCACACTCACCAGTAATTAATTCATTTTCCCAACGACCTTGATGTTTTAAGTACTGACGAAAACGAACCTTGCCAGACAGGCTAATTGCAATTTCTTCAAGCGCATTACCTTTAGCCGTGTACTGGTTGCCTTTGAAAGACTTGAACGTGGTCAAGTCCTCCTTAACGATTGTTCTGATCTCAGTCTTAGCTGTATCGCTAAGAACTGAGCCTTTAGTTTTAGAGTCGCCTACAAGCTTATGTAGGCTTGAGCATCGGAATAGCTTCATAGTGCATTTACCTCGGCTATTTGTGCATTAGTAAGTGCATAGCCTTCTAATACATACTCTTTAGTAACTGCATCAGCTTTGATCTGCTCTAAGAGAACCGGGAACTCGTTGTCTGGTACAGTTGGTTTAACTTCCTGAACTTCTCCAACTTCCTTCACGGTGACATTTTTAAACCAGTCTTTAGGTGAGCTCATTCCATCACGTAAGCTAGTGAAAATCTTGCGAAGCGCAACGATATTGGCTGCCGTGATAGCATCAAGACGACGCTGAATGTAGTCTTCAATGTCTTTCTTCGTGACATTAAATTGCTCAAAGGCAGCCACAAGTTTTTGTACAGCTTCCGGTGAAGTGTCAGCACTTGCATGGATTGTCTTTTCACACTGATTAACTGCATCATCAATTACATCACCTGGTATTACACCTAAGATGCATGCACGTAGACGACGAGCACCATTGTTTGCAACCAATTCATAAATATCGCGTGGATCTGTTAATTTTTTAGATCCATTACGGGTATAGCGTATATGTGGAACCTGAAAAACCTTTGTTTGACGGGTATTTGTTTCAACATCCCAAGCAAATGCTTCAACCGTAGATTCGCCATTCTCAGAAGATAATTCTCGTATACCGTACTGAATATTTCCCCAATTCTGAGCAAGCATTTCCGCAAGTCGAATTGATGGACCAGTAACTGAAGTACCACCACGAGCATAAGAATAAACAGCCGATTGAGCTAAACCGGGACGCTGGCAGGCGTTCATAATCCGGTCATAAGCTTCAATTGGGTTACGTGGGAACTGTTTAGCAATAACTAAAGCAGCTTGAACCTCTGCAATTGCACGTTGACTATCAGATTGAACTGTAGACATTGCTTGAGTAGTAGGAGTAGCTACTGCAAAAGGGTTCTGTCCTGAGTGTTGTACTGGCGCATTCATAATCTTCTCCTAATTCTTTTCTACTGGGTTTTCTGGTCTAATCATCCAGTGGGTAACTTGTGAAGCACTGGCCCACATTCCTTCAAAACCTCTGTTTTCTGAATATTGACCTTCAAATTGAGTTGGTCCATGATCAAAGCCAAGCTGACCGTATAACAAAAGAGGAATCCCTACAGGTGGAAGACAATTTTCAACACTAATCCACTCCATCACCCACCTCTCAACTCATTCCTAATTTCTGCCAATCTTTTTAACGTTTCACTTAAATAGGCGATTTTTGTCTTAACAGAAAACTGATCACCTAGCTCTAATTGGATTTGCTCAGTTCCACGGCCCACATAGCGCAAGTGAATCCAATTGCCGCCATCAGTAACAACTGTGTCTTGTTCGTTAGAGAGGGGAAGCAACGCTTTGACTGAGTCCTTAATAAGTCTCTGAAGTCTTGATACTTCGATAATTTCAGGATGTGCATTCATAACATTCACCATGGAGCGCTTAAATGCGCTCTCTAATCCCTGATTCGATAAGATCTTTAATCTCTACTACGTCTAAACGGTCAACGTAAGCCAAGATCTCGCCATCTTCGTCATAAACGCGAATGTCTTTAATCTCGTTAATCTCAACATCACGCCAAGCTTGATAGCCGTTGCCATCAATTGAGTACTGAGCATCAAAATCAACTTCTAATGTGAACTTTTCATTTGCAGTTTGAAGTACTGCTTGTTCATTTTCAGGGTCGATTGATTCAACTTTGAAAGGAGCTGCAACCGTTACAGGTTCTTTGTTAGCTGGGGTAAATGCATAAGCAGCAGTTAGAGCACTAACTACTCCTACGAATCCCATGGATTTGACTATGTTGGCTTTTATGTTCATACTTATCTC